ATCAGCAAGCAATTTAAGAACGGCATGATGGGCACTGGCGTGTTGGGCTTTGACGAGATCAACATGTCTCAGTCTATCAAGCAACACACCACTGGCACTCGCGCAGCTACTGGCGGCACTGTGACTACTACTGTGTCTTCTGAAGGCGCTGCTAGCATTGCTTTGACTGTTGGCTCTGCCGTAACTGTCAAGGCTGGTGACGTGTTCACTGTTGCTGATTGCTTCGCTGTGAACCCACAAACCCGTGAATCCACTGGTTCGTTGTTCCAGTTCGTAGCTTTGGCCGATGCAACTGCTGTTAGCACTGCAATCGTTGTAACTGTTGCTCCTATCTACACCGCTGCCAATGCTTTGGCTACTGTTGACAGTTTCCCTGTCGCTGGTAAAGCTGTCGTGTTTGTGGGTGCTGCATCTACTCAGTACGCTCAGAACTTGGTCTATCACAAGGACGCCATCACCTTTGCAACTGCTGACTTGCTGTTGCCCCAAGGTGTTGACATGGCTGCTCGCGCAGTTCACAACGGTATTTCTTTGCGTATCGTGCGCCAGTACGATATTAACAATGACCGTATGCCTTGCCGTATTGACGTTTTGTACGGTTTCAGCACAATCCGCCCACAAATGGGTTGCCGCATCTGGGGCTAATCTGATCGGGGCTTCGGCCCCTATCTTCTTAACATCTTTTTAAGGAAATTATTATGGCTCTCCCTAATGGCGCTGGTGGCTACCAAATTGGCGCAGGTAACACTTCTGAAGCTCAACTGATTGTTCAAGCGGCTCCAACTGCTTTAACAGCAGCGGCAACGGTTACTGCTGCTCAACTGTCAAATGGTTTGTTTACCTTTGACGGCACAGCAGGCAATATGACTTTGCCCACTGTGGCACTTGTAGAAGCAGGCATTCCTAATGCTGTCAAAGTTAACGCTGCATTTGACTTTTTCGTTGTCAATATTGACGGCGGATCTGACGATGTAACAGTGGCTGCTGGCACTGGCTGGACGCTTGTTGGCACTATGCAAGTTGACAACGCTACTTCTGGTCACTTCCGTGCCCGTAAGACTGGCGAAGGCTCTTGGACTTGCTACCGCATTTCTTAAGCATCAAGCCCCGCTTCGGCGGGGCATTTTTCTTCCCTTTTGGAATTGATAAAGGAATTTAATCATGGCAAATACTAAAGCTGTTGGCGTTGCATTCGCTGACCCAGCATTTGATTCGGTACAAGTTGGCTCGTCTGGCGATCCTATCGCTCTCACATCTTCTGGTGTGTTGAACGGTTCTTACGCTACAACTAGCGCAACCAGTGGTGATACTCGCTTGTCTTACAGCAAGTTGACTTTCACAAGCACAGGCTCTGGTGAAACGCTCCGTGCGTTCTCCGTAGTGACTGGCGCTGGCGCAGCTGCTGCCGGTACTATCAATGGCGCTCATATCAGCGCTGAAATCGATGGCTCTGGCACTATCTCTGGCGCGGCCAATGCACTTCGTGCAACGATTGGTGGCACGTCTACCACTCCTGGCGGCACATTGGCGGCAATTCAGTTGGACTCCAACTTCGGCGCTGGTGTAACTTTAGCTGGAACGTCTGCGTTCATGCGCGTGACTGATAGCGGCACTGTGAAAGTTGGTTCGCTACTTAACATGCCAGCACCAGCATCTAACACAATTTTCCGCGCCAAGGCGGCGGCTGCTGTTACCCACGTTATCAAAATCGTGGCTGACAACGGTACACCGTACTACATCATGGTTTCGGACGCTGTGTAATGCAGATCACCAAGGAATTCTTGGTTTGCGAGATCGAGGAACTTGAGCGAGAAGCAGAAAAGGCTCGTACTTTTTTGATTCAAGCTCAGTCCACGATCTCCGCATATCGGATGTTGATCGCCCGCATTGAAGCACCCGAACCCACGCCCTTGGAGGAATAATGGCCGTCATTTATCTCACACATCCCGTTCACGGCGCTAAAGTAGCGACTATGGATATTGAAGCAGACGCTGATGAAAAAAATGGCTGGATTCGCTATAATTCAGACACGTCTTCTGAACTTGAAGCGGCTCCTGTAAACGTGCTGGAAGTTAAACGCCGTAGAAAAACCACAACTGAGGTTTAAGCATGACAACGTACACCGCTGGCGAACAAATCAATCGGGCGCTTAGGCTCCTTGGCGTGCTTGCTGAAGGTGAAACGCCCTCTGCATCGGTTTCCCAAGACGCTTTAATGGCGTTCAATCAAATGGTGGACTCGTGGAATACAGAGCGTTTGGCTGTGTTTTCCACGCAAGATCAAATCTTTACATGGCCTGCAAGTTTTATTAGCCGCACGCTTGGCCCAACTGGTGACTTTGTTGGCAACCGCCCAATCTTAGTGGACGATGCTACATACTTTAAAGCACCTAATGGCGTGTCGTATGGCATCAAAATGATCAATCAACAGCAGTACAACGGTATTGCTGTTAAGACCGTAACGTCCACTTACCCACAAGTCATGTGGGTCAACATGACGTTTCCTGATATTGAAATATACCTCTATCCAAGACCCACACAAAACTTGGAGTTTCATTTTGTGTCGGTGCAAGAACTAACGCGCCCTGCTGACTTGTCAACGGTGATGTACTACCCACCAGGCTATTTGCGTGCGTTTACATACAATTTGGCCATGGAGTTTGCCCCTGAGTTTGGCGTTGAGCCAAGCCAGCAAGTACAGCGCATTGCCATGACTTCTAAGCGTGACTTGAAGCGCATTAACAACCCTGATGATGTGATGGCGCTGCCTTACGCATTGGTGGCCAACCGCCAGCGTTTCAACATCTATGCCGGTAACTACTAATGAAAACACCGATTCTTGGATCGTCTTATGTAGTGCGGTCTGTCAATGCGGCAGACAACCGCATGGTCAATTTGTTTCCAGAAATTATTCCTGAAGGCGGCAAAGAGCCTGCATTTTTAAACCGCGCACCAGGCTTAAAATTACTTAACACCGTTGGCACTGGCCCCATCCGAGGTTTATGGGCATTTTCATCGGATGATGGTACTGGTTTTGTCGTTTCAGGCGTTGAGTTTTATAAGATCAACAACAACTACACAGCTACGCTAATTGGGTCTGTAAGTGGTACTGGGCCGGTTAGCATGACTGACAACGGCACGCAACTGTTTATTGCTTGCAACGGCCCTAGCTACATTTACAACAACATTACAAATGCGTTTGGTGAGATTACTGACCCTGATTTCCCCGGCGCTGTAACTGTAGCTTATTTGGATGGTTACTTTGTGTTCAATGAGCCAAACAGCCAAAAACTGTGGGTTACTTCGCTACTTGACGGCACATCAATTGATCCACTTGATTTTGCCAGCACTGAAGGTTCGCCTGACGGCCTGCTTGCCGTTGTGTCCAACTTCCGCGAGGTGTGGGCTTTTGGTACAAACTCAATTGAAGTTTGGTACGACTCTGGCGCAACAGATTTCCCACTTCAGCGCATTCAAGGTGCGTTTAATGAACTTGGCTGCGCAGCCCCTTTTTCAGTAGCCAAGATGGACAATGGCCTGTTTTGGCTTGGCCGTGATCGCCGTGGTCAAGGAATTGTTTACCGTGCCAATGGCTACACTGGCCAACGCATCTCAACTCATGCGGTTGAATGGCAAATCCAACAGTACGCTAATATGTCGGACGCTATCGGCTACACATATCAGCAAGACGGCCACAGCTTTTATGTGCTAGTTTTTCCTACTGCTAATACCACTTGGGTTTACGATGTAGCAACTCAAGCCTGGCATGAGCGTGCAGGATGGAACAACGGCGCGTTTACTCGACATCGTGGCAATTGCCAGATGGCGTTTAACAACAAAATTCTTATTGGCGACTTTGAAAACGGCAATGTTTACGCATTTGATTTAACTGATTACAGCGACAATAATGACATTCAGCGGTGGCTTCGCACATGGCGCGCGCTACCGACTGGTCAAAATAACCTTAAGCGCACCGCCCAACATAGCTTGCAACTGGACATTGAGTCTGGTGTAGGTTTAAATTTAGGCCAAGGCAGTGATCCGCAAGTCATGCTGCGTTGGTCAGACGATGGCGGCCACACTTGGTCAAATGAGCATTGGTCACCGATTGGTAAGATTGGCGAATATTACAAACGCGTATTCTGGCGGCGTTTGGGGATGACATTAAAGTTGCGTGACCGCGTTTACGAAGTCTCTGGCACTGACCCTGTAAAGATTGACATCATGGGCGCTGAACTCCTTTTGAGTCCAACGAATGCCTAGCCCTAACGCTACGCCAACGCCGATCACACCCCCACGGGTGCCGTTGATTGATCCTCGCACGGGCTACATTGACCGCGCTTGGTATTTGTTTTTCTTGTCGCTTAACAATGTTGCCACAGGCGTTGTTGACGATTCTGGGCTTACGTTCAGCTCTGAATCGGTAATTGCTTCGTATGAAGCGGCTTTGCTTTCGGTTAATCAAGAATTGCAAACCTTACCGCCAACGGTTGATTCAAGCGCTGAATTGATTAAGCAAATTCAAGATGCTAATCTTGTTGATTGCTGTTCTGCTTTGGTGTCTCAAACGGCTGAAATGCAAAAGCAAATTGAGGCGCTTAATGTTTTGCCGCCAGTTTCATTTGGAACTGTTGTTGCGGTAACAGCCACGGCCCCCGTGGTGTCTTCTGGTGGCATTGCGCCTGACATTAGTATGCCTGCGGCCAACACTTCGACTGACGGTTATCTGACATCAACTGACTGGAATACGTTTAACAACAAACAAGGTGTTTCCGCGCCAGTGACCGAAACGGCTGACTTTACAGTGGCAGACGGCGACATTTGGTATATAAACAATAAGTCAGGATCGACTTGCACAGTAACATTGCCAGTCGCATCGTCTTATACTGGTCGCACTTTGACTTTTAAAAACATGCAGGCGCAGACTTTGGTGTCTGCGTCAAGCAATGTTGTGCCGATTGACAGCACCAGCGCAGGCACCGCAATCCTCTTGGCAGTTGTAGGAAATTGGGCGACAATGGTGTCTGACGGCACAAATTGGATCATCATGCAACAGGCCGCTAACAATTGCCTATTATTGGAGTAAACCATGACCGTATCAGTGAAGGTACTTGTACCCGCAAAATTTGCCGAAAACTCGCAAACAACCCAGTACACCGCGACTGGCGTGACTGCCATTATTGACAAGTTTACTGCCACCAACATCAGCGCATCAGCGGCCACAATCAGCGTGAACTTGGTGACAACCGCAGGCTCTGCGGGTAACACCAACTTGATCACCAAGACCAAAACGCTTCAGGCATCTGAGGTTTACACGTTTCCAGAACTTGTTGGTCAAGTGCTTGGCATTGGTGATTTCATCAGTACAATTGCCGGAACAGCCAGCGCAATCAATATCCGCGTCAGCGGTCGTGAGGTGACCTAAATGGGATTTTTTAGCAAACTCAAGAAAAAACTTTTTGATGATGTTTTAGGATTAGACCCTGGCGGCGGCGGCATATACAAAGTAGCCCGTGATGTTTTGGGTGACAAAGTTGCAGACGACATTCTTGGCATGGATCCCACCGGCAAGGGGGCGGTTAAGTTTTATAACACTGCGATACCTTTAGCCGCTGGTTACTATGGGGCAGAAGCGCTTGGGCTTACTGGCGCAGAAGGGGCTGCTGCGCCAAGCGGTGAGGGCATCTTTTTAGGTGAAGGCGTAGCTTCTGGAGTGCCCGCTTTTGATGCGGCGTTTACATCCGCAGGTGGAACATTTAACCCTGCTTTTGGTTTGCCTGTTGGCAATGGGGCGTTTTTAGGTGAAGGTGTGCCAACTGGAATTAACGCTTGGGATACTGCTTATACAAATGCAGGTGGGACACTTAACCCCGCTTTTGCTTTAGGTGCAGATGGTTTAGTAGGAACACCAACAGCAGTAAATGCGCTTATTCCTCCCACCGGTGGCGGCGCGCCTTCGGTTATTGCCCCACCCGGCGGCGGTACCCCTCCAGTTGTTACAACACCCGGCGTTCCTCCCGTTATCCCTACAAATTTATCTAATTTGGCAACACCTTTGGCTATTGCCGCAACTGCGTTAACAGGCGCAGACGCGGCAAAATCTGCTGCTGAGACGCAAGCTCAGTCAGCAAGAGAAGCCAATGAGTTGCTCTACAAAATGTACCAAGAGCAGAAAGGTCTTCAAGAGCCTTTCCGTGGTGCAGGCATTACTGCGCAAAACAGAC